TAAAGAGAAATAATAGATTAAAGAGGTAGCCAGCCGTTATTATGAAACCATTTCTGCATTATCTTCTTGGTGTTATGTAGTTTGGTTGATGGTGCTGTATCATGAATGAGATGCCACCACCTGGTATATTTAACTGTAAGCTAGAGATATCCACTGGCCTCACTGACAGGGAATCTACCCTAAACAGACAAGAGTTATTCGTGAAAGAGGGACCAACATCATGACATTATGCCAAGAGACTGATGCAATTAAAAGAAAGATGAAAAGAAATCAAGTGGATATTATAAGAGGTATGGCATCATGAGATTTTTAGATATATTCAGGAGAGAGTCAGTAATAGAAGAAAAGAAGATACCTCTGGCCAAGATAATCAGATCTGATTTTACTAGAGAGATGCCATTAATGGTGACATTTGATCACCTATTAAAGTTTCATGACAGAACACCACAGATAAAGATAGCAGTATCATCATACTCAGAATTAATCACAGGTACACAGATGGTCTTTAATTCAGAGAATGAGAAGGCAGTAGAGTTTCTATATGAGTGGTGTAGGAAAGCAAACTTCAAGCACAAGTTTAAAGCGTTAGTTACTACCACGTTGATATGCGGTAATTCAATACTTGAGAAACTAGATGAGAATGATACAGAGGATGTGATGGAAGTAGATATGGCTACCATAATAGCCAAGAAAAGAAATGATGTTGGTGAATTACAATATTATGAGCATAGAACTAATAATGGTCAGCTCGATAAACTAGGAGAGGGAAAACTAGGCAAGTTCATAGAGTTCAATCTAACAAGTTACTCTAGACAGGCATGGGGTAAGTCTTTATTTTATGCACTAGCAGTACCAAGAACAATAGGCAACAGAACAGCCGCTCCACTCGTTGAGGTAATGTGGGCTATTGAGGATGCTATGGGTGCAATCATTACAAATAACGCTTATCCAATTACTACTATAACATATCCTGGTGCCAGTGATGTATATCTAGAGAAGGAGGCACAGAGATGGCAGAGATACAAACCAGGAGATAAGAGGGTACAAAAGATAAAGCCTGAGATAGAGTTCTTTGAGACACAGGGTAATAGTAAATATACCGATTACATTGAGCATATAGAGAAAGTATTTGAATTAGGTACTGAATTTCCTCATGACATACTAACAGGTGATTTCACATCTAGGGCATCAAGTGAGACTACGGAAAACATAGTAATGAAGCGAGTTAGAGGCTATCAGGCATATATGGCTAACAAGTTAAAGGAGGAACTGTTTGATCCTATATTTATACAGAATGGTTTTGATCCACAAGAGGTTGATCTGGATGTATCATTCACTGCTCAAAACATAGTAGAGTTAGATGTTGATCAAGTCAAGAATTTAGTTCAACAAGGACTAATGACTACTAATGAAGGGAGGGAGTGGTTAAGAGTTAATACTGGTACAGAGTTACCAGATGATGATCAGATAGAACAGGACAAGATAGACAAGCAGGATATGGCACAGCAAAAGATGGACCAGAACTTTGATAAGATAAACAAGAAAGTAGAGAGGTTGATTATAGAGCAGGATATGGCTAAAGAGAATGTAAAACTAAAGGAGAGGCTTGAAAGAAAAATCGAGCTTATTAATGAAGCGATAGATAAAAAAGAACAAGACTTGGCTCAAAAACGTATTCAGGCATTAGAGAAGATTATAGAGAAGGTAGAGGACATTGGTTAACTGCCTAATCAATAAGGAATTAGTCGAGTCAGTACGATTTCCAATCACAGATGTAGGGACATCAAGTTCTATAGAAATGATACTAGAAAACCCTACCATGTGGGATATAGAGTTAGTTCCATATGTCAACGATCCAGAGGTATCAATTAAGGATTATCCTAGAAAACTAAAGGCTTATGAATCAGGCAAGTGTATATGGACATTCAGTCCAAGCAAGGAGAGATTAAGCCCACTTGATTGTAAATGTGGATTCCGTGAAGTAATTGGTTGATACTAAAATCACTGATCTTACAGCAAAAACTACAGTAGTAGATACTGATGAGATAGTCATTAATGATGTAGCAGATGGTAATACAGACAAGAAGGAAGGTCTAGATGATATTAAAACATATACGAGTGATTCACCTACTCTTGTAACACCAGACATAGGTACACCGTCAGCCGGAGTATTGACAAATGTTACTGGTCTTCCAATAGTAGCAGGAACTACAGGTACGTTAACAGTGGCAAGAGGAGGAACTGGTGTAACAAGTTCTACAGGAACCGTTAATACTGTTTTATCAACTACACCTACGATTACAACCCCATTATTTGATAGTTATATAGATTTTTCAGAGATAGCCGAACCAGCTAATCCTGCGGCAAACACTGGCAGACTTTTTACAGAGGATGAGAATGGCCTTACAGAGATTCATTTCAAGGAATCAAACGGTGATGTCTTTGATCTATTATCTCATGTTCTCCAAATAGTAAGAAATACAAGTGGTTCAACAATAAACAAGGGTGAACTAGTATATGTCACTGGTGCTACAGGTAGTATACCAAATGTAGCTCTAGCAAGAGCTGATGTAGACTCTACAACACCTGCCATAGGTATGGTACAAGACACATTTATAAATAACGCGTTTGCTCACATTGTATCGATTGGTACCGTATCTGGTATTGATACGAGTGCATTTTCAGAAGGAGATGAGTTATTTCTATCTTCTATTACAGCAGGTGAATTTTCTGCAAAACCAGCACATCCAAATCATCAACAGTCTATAGGCTTTGTTACAAATTCAGGAGTAAGCGGTGCTATTTTTGCCCATGTTATTGGAATATTGGGTGGTGAGACAGGAACACATGAGGATAGTTTTAAGATAGGAGATGGTACGGCAGGAGCAAAAACACTCGATTTCGTTAATGACTTTACAGGTACACTCTCATTTAATCCAACAGCAGCCAGAACATGGACATTACAGGATACCACAGATACCATAGTAGGCAGAGATACTACAGACACATTAACAAACAAAACAATAAACACAGCAAGTAACACATTAACAATATTAGCGGCAGATGTAACAGATTTTGATACTCAAGTAAGAACTTCAACACTCAATGAGATGGCACCACCCACAACTGATCTAGCTATAGGTTCAAACAAGATTACAGGAGTAACAGATGGTACAGCAGACCAAGATGTGGTTACAGTAATTCAATTAAATGCAAGCACGGCAGGCTTATCATGGAAAGCATCAGTAAGAGTAGGAAGCACAGGAGATCTAACACTATCAGGAGAGCAGACAATAGATGGTGTACTCACAGCAACAGATAGAATATTAGTTAAAAATCAATCAGCAGGAGAGGAGAATGGAATATATGTTACGGCAGCCGGAGCATGGACCAGAGCAACAGATAACGATACATCAGCAGACATATTACAGACAGCAGTATTTGTCAGAGAGGGTACAGTCAATCAGGATGAGGCATGGGTATTAACTACAAATGAAACTATAACACTAGGATCAACATCATTATCATTCACACAGTTCACAGGCTTGGGTAATATTACAGCAGGGGCAGGACTTACAAAAACAGCCAATACTATAGACGCAGTAGGAACAGCAAGTAGAATCACAGTAAATGCCAATGATATAGATATAGCATCAGACTATGTAGGACAGGGTAGTATTACCACTCTAGGCACAATCACTACTGGTACATGGACTGGAACGGCTGTAACATATGCAAACCTTTCATTTAGTAATGATATAGTAGATGGTGATCTTTCTAGTGGTGTATTTGGATCTATAACAGGATTAGGTGCTCAATCTCAAACACTCGATATGAACACAAACAGTATTTCTAACATTGTAAATCTTCAAGGAGTAGCCATAGGCAATTATATACTAACAACAGACAACACCACAGATCTGTCTGATACTGGTGATGTGTGTTATCTTAATACAGCCAATTCTTACATAGCAGGCAACAAACAATCTTTCTTAGCAGATGCCACTAATGCAGGTATTAACATAAACAACCAAGTACCATCTTCAACAACAGGCGGTGACTTATGGAGAGCAACAGACAGACTTACATATAGGGATAATGTAGATGCAGTAGATATTTTATTAATTACAGATGGAGATAATTTAACAAATCTTTCTACCTCAACAGCCGCACAATTAAGTTCTCATATTTCTGATGATACTGTATTCTTTATTTCTGATAACATAGCAAATATGGGAACATCTACAAGTGCTCAATTCAATACAGCAAATTCAGATGGTACATTCGCCTTTACAGGAGACAATCTTTCAGTATTTGCAGCCACTTCATCACTTCAATTATTAGGTGTTATCTCTGACGAGGAAGGAACTGGTCTTTTAGTATTCAATGATTCACCAACAATTCTAACACCTACAATAGCATCATTTACAAACTCGGCACATAATCACCAGGATGCGGCTGGTGGTGCTACTCTCTTATCTACATCCGCTTTATCTGATACTGGTAATATAGCTTATCTTAATCAAACTAATCTGTTCGGAGATTTTCTTAATACTTTTAGAGATAATCAACTTAAGATAAATTCACCTGATGATGCTGATGGTGTTACATTTGTTAATTCTAATCAGACAACAGATAGAAATCTTACCATCCCAATATTAACAGGTAACAGAAGTATTGTAGTAACTACAGAGACCTCTCAGATTACTATAGGAACAGAAGTCACAGGATCGAGTACCGCATTAAGTGATACAGTAGATATTACCTATCTAAATACAAGTAACACATATGCAACTAACACTATACAAACATTTACACCAGATGCATCAAACGCTGGAATAAACGTAGGATCATTTTCAGGTGAGCCAACAGGAGCAAACGGTGAGATAGTATATGATGATTCTGCCAATCAGATGAAAGGATTTGTTAATGGTGCTTGGGTTGATCTAGGCCAGTCAGGTGCAGAGGTAACAACATGGACAGCCAATCACTCTACAGGAGACTTTGATATGATTGCAGTACCAGCAGGATCTACTGATTTCTTTGAGTTACTTGTAGATGTACCTAATGCAGACGATAGTGGAACAGAGGCAGTATATCACATCAATCTAAGACAGGACTCACCAGGAGCACTAGCAAACAGAAATCTCTTAGAAATATCAAACAATGATGTGGCACAGTTAACAATATTAAACAATGGTAATGTAGATTTTGAAGGAAATGATCTACTAGATATAGGAGACATTACAACAATCACAAACTTAAATGGAGTAGCAATAGGAGATTATGCACTAGCTACAGGTGACACATATACAGGTGCTCATCTATTAACAGCCGCAACTATGAGAATACCATTATCAGCCACACCTACTATGGCAGTAGATGGTGATTTTGCTATAGACACAGATCTTGGTGCTAATTGGAGTATGGGATTGATGAAATACTTTGATGGTGAGGAGATGGTAGTAGTAGCATTACCAGTAGCAGATACATCATCACCAACCAATGGTCATGC